CGCCTTCAATCGTTCTACGTCAGCGGGTAATGTGCTCCCCCCTTCAACGCTAATCAACGTAGGATTAACCGCGCCGTTCTTGAAATACATGTCTGCGTAAATATCAATGTTACGCAGCACCCCCGCCGCCGCTAACGCCGCTTGCACATCTGATACGCCTGCACCTATTTCACCTGTCCGGTTCGGTATCCACGTATAAAACAGCCCATCATCAAGTGTGATCTTGTACTCTTTACCGTTGACGGATCGCTTAACGCCTATGAACCCCTGTTCACTGTCGTATTGTGGCGTTATTGTCTTGGGATCATATGGGCGAAAGTCACGCGCGATACCGAACTTGTTACGTTCAACAATGCCATAACACGCGCCGTAAAATAGCAGATGACCTGTGAATATGTCTAGTAAGTCATCAATGTGGGTAGCGAAATCTAATGTATTTGGGTCTACCTCTTCACCATCCTCACTACCCTTATGCAGTGAGTGCGGCATACTGACGACGGCGTTACAAATAGCATTCACGCCACGGTACAACCACGGCACATTGGTATACATATCTGCTACCAATGGTTTCTCATTGTCCGCCCCTGCCCACCCCCACCAGTTAGCGAGGGTTTCAGGTCTGACCGCTGATAACGGTATGCTTTTTAGACCGCCATTTTGCATTAGATAAGCTGTCATGATTACTCGTTATCAAATAGGAATAAGCTTGGGAATGTCGATATATACCACGCCAACTGTACAGCGTCGGCGGCGTCAGTTGAACGCCCTATACGCTTCTTAACGTCGTCTTTGCTTTCAACTTTAATCTTGCCGCCCACAATCTGATACTTGGGAGCGCGTAAGTCTGTTTTGAGTTGCGCGTCAGGTGGTAGCGCAATGTTCTCCCCGCTAGCAGGGTCTAACGCTTCTCGAAACTTCCACCATAACTTTGATCTCAGGTTTACAAAGTGGTAGCGTCCTGTCTTATCGACTGCTGATGACGCGCTACCCACGTTCACAGGGGTAACAGTTAACCCGCTGAGTATCTTGAGATGATCGTATACCGAAGCTCCATAGCCGATAACGTCAACCGCAATCGGGGCGTTAGCTTCCATCGCGTCGGTAACATACCTCGCCCCTGTTGCCCCGTCGGATACATCTTTCCCATCATGGCGAACGATCTCAAGCCATGTAGCGTACAACTTGGCAATAACCGTATCGTCTGCCCCGCCGCGCGATGGATCAACCCCGACCGCCCGTAGCTCAACGGCAGGCCGTACACCTTGCCGCCAACGGTTTTGGGCTGCGTCTATCCACTCAGTAGGGATACATTGCCATATGTCGTCAACAACGCTTAAATTAAAATCGCCGTAAAGATACTTTGAACGTAGTGGCTCTGGTAGGTTTTGAAGTACTGACCGATAACCCGTATCTTTAAGGTAAGCATTGTCATCTAACCGCGCGGGGATAAACGTCCTAGAACGCGGTTCAAGTACTTCACCTTTATGGTTAACAGGTTTGTTATCCTCAACCTCTATATCTTTTCCGTCTATGACGATGAACCAACGTAATTCGCCGGGTTGCGCGGGGTTCGTGTGCTGAGGGTCTAGCCACGGCGCCCAATAGCGAACCACCCATTCGCCTTCCGGCGTCGTAGGCGGGTTTCCGGTTGCGACTACGCGGCATCGCTGCCCCGCTTTCGTGGTACGATTCCACCCGTTGACGAAGCGAAATTGACTTTCCGTAAACTCGGTTAACTCATCCCACGCATAGAGGTCATGAGGTCGGCCTTGATAGTCTGTCTTATCTTTTTCGTATTGGATCGTTCCAAACTCGATAATCCGACCACTTGCAAGCCTCCAAATATGAAGGCTTTCATTGTAACTGTCTTTTGAATGGCTTAGGCTATGTGTGTTGTAGATTTCACGACTACGTTCAATAATCGAACGCATAGATGGAAACACACGCCGAAAGATGATAGAACGATGGTGCGCCGTTCCCGCAAGCCCTAGCGCTAAGTCAGTCTTGCCGCCACCCGCCGCGCCGCCATAAAACAGTTCGTCGGCTTCACTATAGTACGCTGCCGTTTGTGGCCCATCTTGCGGCGTCCATTTAACGTTGTGATCGGTAACCGGCTCACTCGGCTTCAATCCGTTGGCTAACATTTCCGCCAACAAACTGTATGAAGTCGGTCTGAATTGCTGTAAGGGCTGTAGCATCGGTTACGTTTCGCTTTACTGACTCTAGTACAGCGCTCATAAGCGCCATTGCTTGCTCAACAGGTATAGAACGCCGATCTTGTAGTGAAATCTTTTGTTCGGTTTCAACCAGCTTGCGCCGTTGTTCGAGTTGGCTAGTGATCTCTTGTTCGGTTGCGTAGTGTAAACGGCGCTTATCAGCAAGCGCTTCCATCTCATCTAACGCCTCTTCTAAACCGCCTAAATCCTCGCTCTTGTAGGATCGCCGCGCCTTAATGATATACTTTAACAGCGCTTCCCAATGAGCCGCGCTTTCGTTCGTGTCAAGGTTGATGAGTTTCGCGCGAATGAGGGTATCAAGTAGTTGGATGTCACCGCGTACCGACAACAAGTTCTCATCAGCTTGCGCGTCCTCGTAAGCGGTTAACAGGGCTTCGGGTAGATACTTGCTATACTTGCCTGTTGAAAACGTAGGCGAGGCTATCCCCTTCAATGATTTACCGCCATGAATGTGACACTTGGTTGAACCAACCACAGCATCCTTTAAGCATTGTTCACCGCTTTGTTTTGACTTAGCATTACAACGCATTCTTAATCATCCATGAGGTGTTAAATCATCCATGAGGTTAACTCACATTCACTGCGTCTATAATCGTAAACGGTATTTCGCGGCGAATATGTCGCCCGTTCCCATGCGTTACGCTGTCATACGTACCACTCACGAGGATTAGGCGGTCTTTGCCGCTTGAGCCTACAATGAGATCGTTACCCGTTAGCTCAATCCACACGGACGTTGACGACGACAGCGAAACCGCCGTCCGCGAGTTCATCACCGTGCCATAGCCATCGGTTAGCGTCCACGTTAACCCGCTGTTGGGGGTCACTGCGGTGGTCTGATCCACGTCATAAAAGGACACCTGAATGCTCAAGGTGTCCCCTTCGTAAGCGGTGATTGCCGCTGTCATGATTACGCATTACCCGCTGTAATGGTGAAACTCGAAATGGTTACAACCTGTGCAGCGGTAATTGATACGCTGTCGAGGGTCAAATCGCCGCCGCCGCCTGTAACGGTCACTGTACCCTGAATGTGGGCGGTCGTGCCGTCGCTTGCGTAGATGCGGAAGTGTGCGGCTGTACCTGTTGCATCTGCCGATGCATCCTGCCAAGTACCCGACTTCGATTTGCTGCCACCGCTAGCCGCTGCCATCCAATCGCTACCGAGTGAGATGGTTGCGAGTACTGTTCCACTGTCGGCGGTTGCAACGTTAGCAGGGGCTGAACCGCTGCGAATTTTCATAATCGCGCCTGTACCGACTGCGGTTTCGAGTGCGTCAAGCTCGGCGTTACGTACTGCTGCGGAATATTGTATAGCCATTGTTATTTACCCTTTTTCATATGTGACATTTGGAATGTACGCTGTTACATCAACGCGGGGTTTAACCGCGCTCACTACGATATAGATCGTTCCCTGAATAGTCGGGAGGCTTCCACTCGTTCCCGTTGCGGCTAGCGTGTCCCCTGCTTGCGTAATCGACGCGCTACCGTCTACGGCAACCGTGCCATCTGCGGTTACACTGTCACCCACTTGGGTAACATCACCCGTTCCGATGATCGAAACTGTACCCGCCGCCGCAAGCGTGTTATCTGCCTGCGTGTATGCCGCGTCACCTATTATCGGGGCGCTACCAACTATTCCCTCGGAGGATAAAGTATCCCCGTCCTGAGTAATGGACGCCGTGCCAATAATGGAGACAGTACCGGACGCGCTTACAGTGTCGCTATCTTGCGTAACACTTGCCGCGCCGATAACATCTACAGTCCCCGTAGCGCTTAATGTGTTAT